TAAGTATAGCAAAAGAATTAGGATATATGGCAATTGAAGCCCTAATTGTAGAGGATGTTCATTGGGCACACGCTGTACAATTAATGCTACAAGATGGAGTTATAAAACATGAAACTAGAACTGTCAACTCATAATGATTACGATATCGTAGGACATGTTCCAGACTTTTTAAACGATCCTGAAATAGATGCTATATGGCAAGCTAACTCCCAAAGAAAGTGGCAGCCTGGCGTAACAAGATATAGTGGTTATAATTCTAAAATACGAAAGTGTCTAAAGATACCACAAATAAATTTTCAGTGGTGGGATAGATTGATGATGGCAGTGCAAGAATATAATAAGCACAGTTATAATCTTGATCTAAATCCAGAAAGGGAAAAGTCAGAAGTAAACTTAGTAAGATATAACGAGCCAGGCATGTTTTTTCGACCACATAGAGATTATAGACCAGTCCTAAAGGATTGGAGAACAAGGGGAGATATTCGAAAGATAAGTTGTAGTATACAGTTGAGTTATGGTTATAATTACAGAGGATCAAATTTAGAAATAGTGGAAAGTTATACTGTTCCAGATGCTTTTATGGATAGTAATCATCCGCCCGAATTTATAAAACAACGAGAAAGATTCAGACACAGATTTAAAACAATAAGAAAGAAAGGTAGTTTAACTATGTTTACATCAATACATGAACATGAAAGTACGCCACTAATAAGTGGACAGCGTGATATTGTCGTAGCATTTATTAGTGGAAAGTCAGTAGGAATATGATAGAACTATTTAGAGAAGTTGCTAAAGAGTATATAAATTATTCTACAGGACAGAACTTTTGGAGATTTCCAAGAGCAGATGTATGGCAGCTCTATAAATTAGAGAAACAAAAATATGTTAATCCTTTTCCACCTTTTATAAACAACAAGGATGCTCTATTTGATTTTTGCAAAGAAAAACTAGGCAAAGAAAAGAACATAATTAATTTTTATCTAGTAAAGCATACGGATAGATCTTTTCAGATACCAATTCAAAGAAAACAACACGGATATATTCCGTTAAATAATTTGAACATTGTAGTTAGTAATAAAATAAATTTAGAGAAATGGCAGCATATTCATGATTTAGATATGTTTCCATATCGTAGTATGGGAATGAAATTTCTTAGAAAGCATGGTGAGCCTATATTCTTTGATCCTGATTGGCAGACATTGGTTTACCCACAAGAAGGTACTACCTATTTTTATGTGGAGTTTGAATGACATTAAAACCATTAAATATATTCATAGGAACAAGTGATACAGAAGATACTTTTATAGAAAGAATTTTAGTATATACTCTAAATAAAAATACTAAGTATCCATTAAATATTAGATTTTTAAGACCAAGAGATTTTCCTAACTGGAATAGAGATACTTGGGGAACACCATTTACTTGTTTTAGGTATGCTATTCCACATATTATGGGGTATAAAGGCAGAGCCTTATACTTTGATGTCGATCAAACAAATTTTAGAGATATTTCTGATCTGTACTTTACAGATTTAGAAGGATGTGCTTTTGGAATGGTATGGGATGCACTACAAGATAATGGTGCTGGTGGAAAGAAGGCAGGAATACCTAGAGGATGGTGGTGCGACAGTGTAATGATAATTGACTGCGAAAAAGCTAAAAAATGGGTGGAAACTCCTGATAAAATAGCTTCTTGGAAAGGATCTTATAAGTGGCATTTTCCAGAAAATATGGGGTGTCCTTACAAAGAAAAAACAGATGGAGTTGTTAAACAAATAGACGAGAGATGGAACGCTTTTGATGGTAGAAGAACATCAATGGCTGTAAAAAGTATGAAATCAGAAGATCAACCAGATTTAATGATGAAAGACATCTGGCATCTTCATTGGACTACAATATCTAGTCAACCTTGGCACCCAAAGTACCAAAGTACTGGAAAAATGGAACACCACAGAAAAGATTTATGTGCAGAGCTATGGAGATTAGCAAAAATTGTGCATCAAATAGGAAATCCAAATGACTATTGAAGAATTATTACAACCAATAGGAAAAGAAAGATTCTTTGACGAGTTTAAAGGAAAAAAGATATTAGTTGTAAAGTCAAAGAAAAATATCTTTCAAAACCACTTCAGCTGGCTAGAGCTAGATAGATATCTACAAGGTATTCGTATGGGCGGACATGATAGAGTTCCACAACTACAAGTAGTGCTTCCACAAGGCGGTAAGTGGTGTAAAAAGAAAGACAAGAAACAATATACAAAAGCTGAGATCTACGATATGTGGAAAAGTGGATGCAGTTTTATATTAACATTATCAGAGTTCCTAAACAAAACAATGTGGGAACAATGTAGAGAATTTGAGAAATATTATGGAATTGGTCAAGCAAACATTTACTGTTCTAATCAAGCAAATGCAAAAGTCTTTCCTATCCATGCAGATAGCACTGACAATTTTCTTTTCCATGTTAGCGGAAAAATACGGTGGCACATTTACAAAGAGTGGGCACCAGCTAGTAAGCAGGATAAAATTGCTGCTAGAACAGATAACCTAACAATAGATAAAGAGTTTGAATTAGATGACGGGGATATGTTGTATATCCCAAAACATTTATATCACAGGGTAACAACCCTAAGCCCAAGAATAAGTATAAGTTTCCATTTTAACGAGCTTGGTGAAAGCCATAAGCGTTATAATAGAGATCCTTGGCTTAATTGGATTCCACAGGGGATATATGGAAGCCACAACAAATGATAGAAATGAAGTAAACATTGATCTGGATAAGTATATGGCTTTGCTCGATAAACTCGACAAAGCAGAAGATACTATCAGTGAGATGAAGGAAGAAGCGGAAGCAGCTAGAAAACAATTAGCTCCTCCCAAGAGAAAGTTTATTGATTTGTTTTTAGATGACAATGACATAAATGAAAAGTCTATTATTGGATTTATTTCATTTGCTTTTATGTGTGCTTTTGCAATGTGCGATTTGATCACAGCATTTTGGGGAATGGAATTAGTAATATCAGACACAGTTTATACTTCGCTAGTAGTGGTAACACTCGGTGCATTTGGTATAAGCGAGGCAGGAAAAGCATTTGGAAAATAGTTCTTGACAAGAAGTAAAAAATTCTGTATAATATACACTTATGAATTTATTTTATCTTGATGAAGATTTTGACAAGTGTGCTGAGTACCATGTAGACAAGCACATAGTAAAAATGCCACTCGAAGCAGCACAGCTTTTGTGCACTGCTATTTGGGTGGATCATGTGCTTGGCTTTGTTCCCCGCGCTTTGGACAAAGAAGAAAGTAAAATCCTCAACGAGGAGAAAGCGAAAATCAAAGACTTACCAATGGAAGAAAGACCACTGACTCCATACTTGCCAATGATGTACAATCATCCTTGCACTATATGGACTAGGTCGTCCCTCGACAACTTTGAGTGGACTCACTGCTATGCTAATGCGCTTAATGACGAGTATCATTATCGCTATGGCAAACAACACAAATCGGTAGTAGAAGTAATCAATAAACTGCCCGAGCCAAAGAATATGCCTCGATTGGGGCAAACACCTTTTGGTATGGCAATGCCAGACGAGTTGAAAGACGAGAATGATGTTGTGGGCAGTTACCGATTGTATTACCATACTGATAAAGCAACTTTTGCAGCATGGTCACATCGTGACAAGCCATACTGGTGGGATGAAGGTCTCGCATGGTATGACAAGAGAATTACAGCTAAATGAAAACATACGAAATAAATGGTAAAAGAGTAACATTCCCAGAAAGCTGGGACGAGGAGAAATGCCAAGCATGGATCAAAAAAGCAACTGGAGATCTAGTGCTTCGCAGAAACTTAAGAATGATTAAAAAGGATGGGAGTACACAGTTATTAAACGCCCATAGAATGCATGGAAAACGGCACTAAGATAGGAATATTAGGAGAAAGTATGAAAACTTTAACACACAGTCAAATGCTAAGAAATAATTTAGAAAAACAAGAAAAGCAAGTTAAAGAGTTAATTGTAAATCTTGAGGCTCAGTTATCTGAAGCATATGAATTATTACACAAAGTAGAGGGCGGTATTGAAGTTATTGATGAGCTAAATAAGTGATTCATATAATAGACGATGACTTCTATCCAAACCCAGACGAAGTAAGAGCAAAAGCTCTTGCTTTGCCACGTTTATCAGGAACAGGAAAGAAAGAAGTTAGACATCCAGGCTCACGAACCGATGGTACTTTTAGTGATGAGAATAGAATCTATTTAAGAAATAGATTTAGTAAAATACTAAATAAAAATATAGTAGCTTTTATTAAAGGCAACAGGGGAACAAATTTTAACTACTCAGAAAATACAGATGAATTTAACTGGGTACATTTCGACTGGACAGTCGGTAGATATGGAACAGAGTACAATGTATGGGCTTCAGTTTTATATCTAACTCCTGATGCACCACTAAACGCAGGAACTGCTCTTTTTAGACATATTGAATCAAAAGATCTTACAATAAAAGGAGTATGGGACAAAGGAGATCCATGGAAAGGTGATTGGTTTGGTACAACAGGACAAAAGTATGAGCCTCATACACTAATAGGAAATATATACAATCGTTGTATATTATATAGAGGTGATTACTACCATACAGCAATTAATGCAGGTTTCCCAAAAGGGAGATTAACACAAGTAACATTTTTTCAGGCAGAAAAATAATGTATAAGTTTAACGAAGACAAAGTTTTAGAGGAACTCACCAAGTATATTGACGGAACATACGATCAACATTACAGTATGAATAAAATCCAGTCTACTGAGTTCATATTTGATGCGAATCATGGCGATGGATTCTGCATTGGAAATATAATTAAGTATGCTCAGCGATATGGCAAAAAGAATGGCTATAATCGTGCAGACTTACTTAAAATCGCACACTACACAATAATATTACTAGGGGCAAAGATTGAGAATAAAGACTAAAAAGACAGAAAAATTAACAAAAGCAAATATAGCAAAAGTCATTGGACTTTTAGAAGCAACACCAGCTATTACAAAGAAAGAAGCGTGTGGTATATTGAATATCGCTTATAACACCACAAGATTAGATAAAATTATACTTGACTACAAAGAAGATGAAGCCCATAGAGCACTTATGCGTTCACGAAATAGAGGAAAAGGTGCTACAGAGTGGGAAATAAGTCAAGCAGTCTCAAAATACATGCAAGGATTTAGTATCCAACAAATTGCAAACAGTTTATACAGAAGTAACGCTTTCATCAAGTCATTGATTGAAAGAGTTGGAGTTCCACAAAAACAAACAGATGGAACATACTATCTGCCAGATGAATGTATGGCAGAAGAGTTTAATGCGGGAGAGAGGGTTTGGAGTGCAAAATATAACGCTCCAGCAATAGTAGAAAAAGAAATCACCACTATAAATTATGTAGAAAAGTATGGTAGCAAGTGTTATCATATTTATGTTTTAGAAAAAGGTGATATGGAAAAGACATTCTTTCCAACGGCAACTGAGATTGGATTTCATGCAGCACAGCTCGCATATGATCTAGGCAGTTTAAGGCATTTAGAAAAATATGGAGTTAACATATAGTATACTAGCATTTTATATTGCTAGTTGGATTATGTTATTTGCAAGGACATGGATTCCTGCTATGAAAATTATTGGTATATTTGATCCAAAGAATCCTGTGTATTATCACAGACTTTCTGCTTGGGCAGTATATGCGAGTTTAATATTTTTAGCAGTCCCGTTTCTTATGCAAGTAATTTTTAGTGATAGACAACAAAGTAAATTTGTGTGGAATTTTATAGGAGGAATAAGCCCATGTACGCTGGAACACTTTGGTACGAAGCCCAAGTAAAACATTGGGAAGGAAAAATAGCAGAAGCTAAAGCAGTGCTTAAAACATACTACGAAAATAGTGTAGGTATTGGTGAGCATAGTAAATTATTAGAAGAATTTAATATATGGCAACAGCAGTTAACTGAAGCCGAGGATAATCTTAAATCTTTAAAGGAGAATTGGGGATGACACACAGTGCATTACAGTGCGCAATGAAGTTAAAAGTTTTACTCGATAAACTAGAGAGTATAGAAAGTGAAGCACCACAAAAACACGAAATTGATGACGCTAAACAATTAGCAAGAGAGATAGCAAATGAATCCGAGTTTATTTCTTCACTCAAATAATAAGTTTATCGGAGTCGTAAGAAATCCTTATGAAAGGATTGTGTCTGCATATATTCATGGTTTATATTGGGTAGGACTTAGGGAGTGGCTTGATGAAACTCCTATACTTAGCCAAGTAGAAACCTATAAAGGTGCAGATTATATTATTACACTCGAGAATTGGGAACAAGATTTAAACCATCAAAAAATTAAAGTAAATGACCCAAGTCCTTTACCAACAATAAACATAGTACGTGATTATCAAAGATGGTTTGATAAAGAGCTACTCAAGAAAGTTAAGCCATTAGTCCAGCCTGACTTAGACAGATGGGGCTATAGCTTTTAAAAAATAGTTCTTGACAAAATGCTTATGGCGTATTATAATATATTTATAAATGAGTGATAGATTTTATAGCCAGATGATTGACGCAACAGGTTGGGCACCTGGCTTCCGTAATCAATTCACTAAACCCACTACTATTACAAGGAGAAGAAAAGTGGCTTGGACAGAAGAAAGTAAAGCGCAAGCTATTGAAATGTATACCAGTGAGGAACCAACTCCTGAAAACTCTATGGAAGTAGTCAAGTATATTGCAGAAGAGTTAGGCGAGAGCCCAAACGGCGTTCGCATGATCTTGACTAAAGCTGGTGTTTATGTAAAGAAAACACCTGCTGCTAGAAGTTCATCAGGCGGCGGATCAACTGGCGGTGGCAGAGTTAATGTTGCGGCAGCACAGGAAGAATTGACAAATGCAATCAAAGATGCAGGTCAAGAACCAGATGACGCAATTATCTCTAAGCTGACAGGTAAAGCAGCTCAATATTTTGCTTCGTTGATAAACACAATCAACGAGTAGGTTAACCCCCTGACCACGGCACGGAGCAATCTGTGTCGTGGATTTTTATTATCTAAAGTTTTAACCATGTAATGCGATACCATAGATGGGACGGTAAAAGAGTTTAACAACCCACAAGGAAACGCATGAAAAAAGAAGAATTTGTTAAAAATCTAGAAAAAGCTGGGGATGCTGTTGTAACTTACCGAAGTCAAAATAGTCGCAGACTAAAATACAATGTCTGCACAATGGATTTTGATAATAAATACATACAAGCAAAAAGAAACCGAGCAAAACCAAATCAACATCAGGTACTGTTGTTTTGTTGGGATACTGACAGTTATAGACTGTTAGCACCAGAAAATGTAACATCCATCGTACCACTTGGAGCAATTCTAAAGAATGATCGACCTAGATAATGCTCCCCAAGTATACGAGAAAATAATACATTACAACGAAGAAAAACATGAACAGATTCGCTTAACTGTGAATGAGTTTTATGGCACAGAGTATCTGCATATCAGAAAATACTACCAAGACTTTGACGAAGAATGGAAGCCATCTAAGGATGGTATTGCTATGCAAGTAGACATAGATAATACTAGAAACCTGTTTGATGCACTTGTAGAAATACTTTCTATCTCTGAAGTGAAAGATGTCTTGGAAACACACTTTAAGGATAAACTTGATAGTATCTACCTCCCATAAATTTAAGTTCTTTCATGTGCCAAAGTGCGCAGGAACTGCTATGCGTGAGATATTATTTCCAATATCTATCACTGAGGACTACTGGGTAAAATCAAAATCGTGGGCAAGAAAGCAGGCAGAACAAGGCAAAAGATTTAGAGGATATTGGTCAAAGGAACACGGGCAACACAGCTGCGCCGATAAAGCGGTACAGATATTTCCTGAGTTTTACTCGTGGGCATTTGTGCGTAATCCTTTTGATAGAGTAGTCTCCGCATGGCTAAAGCGACAGAAAGACGGACAAGATACAGAGGGAACATTCGAAAATTTTGTAGAAGTTGGCTGTCCAGGTCCAGCTACTTATAAACAACAAGTAGACTATCTATGTGATAGTAGTGGAAATC